CAAGCCCCAGCCCCATCAATACAAATCTTCTTACCGTTATATTCAAATTCACCTAACTTACGTAAATTATCAAAGATCTCTTCATGTTCAAAGATACCTTTACCAAAGATGATTTGAAATTCAGCTTTACGGAAAGGAGCTGACACTTTATTCTTGATGATTTTAGCTGAGACGTTAATACCGATAGGTTCTTTGTCTGGCCCTTCAATTGCACTACCGGCGCCTAATTTAATTCTAACACTTGAATGAAAGGGAATAGCTACCTTTACTATTACTCATCTAATTTCTTAGATGTTTGGACTATATCTTCAAAGATTTTTTCACATGAAATATTATTAATGTTTGAACTCCAATATCTTAAAAGATTAAATCCTTCATTTAAAATAAATTGATTTTTTTGATTATCGGATGCCCAGATATCTTTGGCTAAAATATTTTTTGGGCCAATCAAATCGTATTCTTTGAAAATAGAAGGATTTGCATGCCAATAATCACCATCAATTTCAACAATGACGTTATAGATTGGAATATAAAAATCGCATTTATATTTTCCAACGCTTTTTTGTTGTTGAAATTCTAAATTTAATTCCTCTAAAATATTTTTAAACAATAACTCTGGTTTAGTATTTTTCGAAGAAGAAGGAAGAATGTTTTTTTGTGACCACTCATAAGATCTTTTAATTGCCTCTTCTTTACCGAATTGTAATTCCCATCTTTCGAAATTTGATTTTTTCATCCAATCTGTAATTCTATTCTTTGCATTTGAATAGAATTGATGCATATATTCAGATTTGGCAACTTTTTTCATGATTTGTGATTGTTTTTCTTTATATTCAGTTGAAGTTGTTGATAATTTAGCTGCAGATTTTCTTTTTTGTCTTAATTCTGGATCACTATATACTTTATCAGACATTTTTTTGCAATTAATTTTATTTTCATCTGAATATATCCATACTTTAAATCTTTCAAAATTTCCAAATATTGTGTCTGGATATATTTCTCGATATTCTTTGGTTGTTAAATCATGCTTTTTTAAATGAGAATTTGTTATTGTTTTAAACATTTTGCCGCATATTTCACATTTATATCTTTGTTCCGCGCTCATAGGTCTTTTCTTCTTTCTAGTTAATTTATTTTTTGCGACTAAATAAATAGTTATAAAAAGATTACTAATACTAGTCTCTGAACCTTCAACCTGTCACCAGGAGGCTTGGCTGCTGATTGTCTAATTCTTTAATTTTTCAAGCTTTCACACTCGCAATTACTCACCATGTTGTAGCATTAAAGACTCTAAAGAGTTTCCAGCAATTCACGGAATTTATTTTCTATTTATACTCTAGACTAGGAGGCGTAACATTCACCACCAGGAGTAGTAGTCGGATCCCCATACATCACACCCATCTTAGTTCTAATTTGATTAAGACACACAAAGAGAATGTTTTGATTAGCGATAATACCTGTGATTTTTCTCATGCCTTTTGAAATAGCACGAGCTTGTAAACCAATACTATCTTTATCATATTCACCTGCTAATTCAGCTTTAGGTGAGGTAGCAGCAACAGAGTCCCAGATAATCGTCACAGGTACATCTTTTTGCATCGCTTTGGATTTCATGATAGTGCTTTCAGCAATACTAAAAACTTCCTCGGTACAGTGAGTATCTACATAGACGAAACGTTTAGAGATATCAACACCTAAGGTTTTTAGATTTTCAATACTGACGGCATTTTCTGTGTCAATATAGACTACAATGCCACCCGCCCTTTGCGTAGATTTAGCGATTTGAGAAGCAATATGTGATTTACCAATGGACGGTGGTCCAAAGATTTCAATAATACGACCTTCTGGTAAACCACCATTTTTACGATTTGCAATAATGTAATCTAATTGTACTGAACCTGTGCTAATCCAACGCTTAACATGGGTTGGTGAGTCATCTGAAGAAAGGTTGTAAGCAATTCGCATGCCTCTTTCTTTGTTCAAAGATTTAATTAAATCACTAGTAAAGTCATCAGTAATCACATCGGATTGTAATTCCGAAGAAGTTTTCTTTTTAGAAACTGCCATTTAAATTCCTTTAATATTAAATTTTAGATAATTGATTATAAAAAAAAACCCTATCTTTACAACAGGATTTAAAAAATATCTCTTCACTCCAAATCAGCGAAGGCGTCATCCAAGTTAGCATATTTAGATGACTTTGTGTCTGCCGCCGGTGCTTTGGCAGTCACTGTTGGCTTCTTAACCACAATCTCTTCTTCATCTAAAGGAGCCGCCACAGTCGCACTCCCACCCTTCACAGTCCCATCACTCTTCTCCGCCTCATCACCATTCAACCAATCATTCAAAATCTTTTCCAATTCAGCATAAGATTTCAACTCAAACAAATCATTCACATCAGGCACATTGTCCAGATACTTCTTAATTTGATCAGGCTTGTCAGCCAAGGCAGATTGCTTAGGACGAGGGCTCACAGTAGTATCAGCAAATTGCTTGCCTGGTAACTTAGCACATGATACCTTTAAATCACGACCTTCGGTGACATCGGTAATATCGCCATAATCTTCATCTAACATGATATTAAGGAGATTTTGATATAAGGTCTTGCCAAAGGACCAAATACGTACACCTTTTTCTTCTTCACCACGTACTACCACAGGTGCATAACAACGCATTTTTGGATATAACTTCTTGGCCAATTCATAAGACTCTTTAGAACCATCATCACGAAGCTTGTTGATCAATTCTTGGATTGGATCAGGCTTGCCAAATTGATAAGGGGCAAGTAAACCAGCATTATTACCAATGTTGTAATAGAACATGAGTTCTTTAAAAGGTTGACCTTCATTGTTTGGAAAGGAGAGGAGACGCACTTGGTAATCTTGACCTTCTTCAGGACGCCAAGAAATGTTCTTCTTAGAAGAAACGCCAGTAATTTGATTGAGCTTTTTACGTAAGGCAGATAAATCGATAGCCATAGTTTTTTTTCCTTTGTTTGTTTTTCTAAAATATTAAAATCTAAATTTTTAATATGTTTTATTATATTCTTAGTTTGTTACTTTTACTATTTTTTTATTTTTTATTCTTAAAAAATTCTCTTAAAGACATTTGGATTAGCATTCCAACAGGCACCTTTAATAATATCAAAGCCATTATTTTTCAAATATTCTTTGACAATTTTACGCATCTGAGGACCTTTTACATGTTGCAATTTAACATCAGTTTGATATTCCCAGAAATGCCCAATTGACTCATCCGGCGTCCAACTAAATCCATCCACTGACATGCATAACAGTCCTCCAACTTTAGTCATCTGCATAATCTCCCTAACATAATCCAATGGCGCAATCATATGTTCCACACATTGTAGAGATAACACAATATCATATTGGTTTTGACGAGTTATATCTTGCTTCGGAGTTGTAAAACCTTCAGCTTGACAAGTAGAAATTAAAGATTGCGCTTGAAATGGTACATTATTATAAAATGATACATCCTGACAACCTGACGCGATTAGATCCAAGGTTGTTAAGCCATTGCCATTCCAATCATCAAAATAAGATAATTCTTGCCAATTATAACCATTTTGTTGCAGATAACGTAAAACATGCCCAATAGAACCTTCAGAAACTGATAGATAACAATCTACTAAATCCCATTGATAGTCAGGATTGCTATAGGCTGTAAAATCGCAGCAATTCGATTGTGCCCATTGTTGGGTGACAGCTACTTTTTGAGGAGAATTAAACACATATTCCTTTAGATTTTTTAAAGTCATAGTGTTAATAGCAGGTTCATTTAATAAACGAGAAATAGTTCTCAATTTTAAGTCTTTTTTCATTATTAGCCTTAATGTTAAAGTTAATTAATATTTTAAATTTTAAAGTGTGTTTTACAATTTTTATTTATAAATAGGCACGTTTCAGGAAATTCAGGTTCCGAATGTACAAAAATTTCCGTTTTGGTCCACGTAATAGATATAGATAGATATTACTGTTATTTAGTACTTTTTCTATATTCAATTTCTCGATTTAAATACCAGAGCGCTTTACTGAGATCGTCTAAGTCACTTTCTCCTGACTTCTTTCCAGCACGTAACACATATTTAATGACGTTGCCTAGACTGAAGTTTAAATCATACATTTCGATGACATCCATTGGTGTGACTTTATTTTGGTAATGTTGTGGGTTGGCTTTGTCCATTACGTTTTTTCTTCTTTCTGCGTTTGGAAATCATGTAAGGGGCTGGGGCACTATAACCAGCGACAGCTCCACCGCCTAGTGTCATTGATTCCCGTAATAATTGTTCATAAATTTTGAGTAATAAAGTTTCGTTCATCTATTAATCCTGTTTAAGATTAATTATGACTCCGATAATTGACGAGATAAATATTTTTCTCTTTCATAAGCCATATCAATCGCATGAGTACATAATTGTACCATTTGAGAGACGTTATGTAGATAAAATTTGTTTTCCTCTAAATGAAAACCAGTACTACATAAAATGCCTATCATTTCCTCAGGTGATAATTGCACGCCAAAATGTTGTAAGAGGAAGAGAGTGCGATGAGGAACTGACATTTTAGGACATTGTGAGTTATAGTCATATAATTGACCGAGTTTATTACGATGCCATTCGCTCTTTTGTTCCACAAATTGATCGTGTTCTAAATTCCCTAAGCGTCCTAAAGGAAAAAGTAAAGTAATCATAGCAAGTGATTTACGAGACATTTCTAGGATTTCAGTATCTAGATTTTTAGCCATTTTATTAGCGAAGCGAAAGGAATCCAATGCAAATTTAATGATATTCCCAGGACCACAATAACCGTCTTCAATTTTAGTTGAATAGGTGGAGAGTAATAATCTTTCGCCGAGGGTGTTAATCATATTGTCTAGCTGCGGATTTTTAAAGAGAGCGATATAACCGGTAT